CCCATTGCAGTATTTAATCTTCCTGTTGTATTCGCATCTAAAGCAGAAGCTCCAACGCTAGTATTTTTATCTCCAGTCGTGTTTTGCTCTAAAGCACTTTTTCCTATAGCTGTATTATTAGAAGCTGTAGTATTTAATGCTAATGAATCTTTACCAACTGCTGTATTATTTGATCCAGTAGTGTTTGCTCCTAAAGCTCCTCTACCTAAACAAGAATTATCACTTCCAGAGGTATTTGCATCTAAGGAATTACCTCCTACAGCAGTGTTCTGAGCTCCAGTAGTGTTTTCAGATAAAGCACTTGTTCCAATTGCTGTATTATTTGAAGCAGTCGTGTTAGCATCTAAAGCAGAAGATCCGATAGCAGTATTTGAAGCCCCAGTTGTATTTATTAATAAAGCATTTATACCTATAGCTGTGTTATCACTAGCACTTGTATTATTTGCTAATGCACTTTTACCAACAGCTACATTTCCTATTCCTGAAGTTAAATCTGTAAGAGCTTCTTTACCAATAGCAGTATTATTTCCACCAGAAACAGAAGCATCTAAAGCACCTTCTCCTAAAACAGTGTTACCAGCAACAGAGTTTGCACCTTTACCAACAGCAACACTATTAATACTTGCATCAGCACTGGAAGTTAACGATCCATCAAGTCCTCTTAAGGTAATCCAATCACTATTTGCAGTATTTCTTATTTTTAGTAAATTATTTGTCGTATCAGCCCACAGCATATAAGCAACAGTAGTACTTGGACTGCTACCAGAACTGTTATTACTTAAAATTGCCTGTAATACATTATTAATATCAGCACGGACGTTAGCTCCTGTAGAGTTATCTATTACATAATCGTGAGTAGCCATTTCTTAATCCAAAATTTTCTCTAAGTATATCCTAATTCAACTCTAACTACCACGCCCAAAACCTACAGCAGTGTAGCTAAATGTTTTATTTACAGCATTACTACTACCATCAATAAATTTTATTGTAAATCCAGTACCACTAATATTTGAAACAACAAAAGTTTCACTAGCTGCTAAATCATTTGCAGTAATTCCAATACTAGGAAGTTGTGAGCCTGCTGCAATATCAGTACCACTTGCTCCTGTAAAAAACGCATGGTCAAAAGTAACAGCAAGACCAGATGCAGATGTACCAGAACTTAAATTACTTTCTTGCTCTGTTCTTCTATCAAGTTCTGCCGTATATCCTAATTGATCTATCTCAATACTTTGAGCAGGGTCATCACTATCCATTTCACATCTAAATTTAAACCCTCTTCCTACATGAGTTCCATTAGCAAAAGTATTAAATGTTTTGCCTGTAAAATCACTATCCTGATAACTAGAGCCATTACCAGGAGCAGCAGTTGTTGTTGCCACTAATAATTTTGCATTCACATCAAATGCTGTTGCCGCATCAAAATCAGTCCATGTATCTATATTTGCTGTTCTTTTATCAATTAAATCATTTGGATAAAAACCTTGCGTTACAAAATGTCTTGTAAGTCTTAATGGATGAACAGAACCTAAATCTAGTATGTTTGCAAAATCATAACTACCTCCAGTAATATCAACAGCACCTAAGAAATCAAAATCAGCTATAGCATCAAAGTCTGTTACATCATCTAAAGTTTCTAACGATCCAAGAACAAGACCATTTACATCATCAGAGAAAAAACAATCTACTTTTGTGCCGCCAAAAGGAGGAGAATCTGTATCTTCTCTATCTGTAAGCGTAACTAATTTAGGTAAAGGATCAGGGTTTGTAACTACGACTGATGCATCTCCAGAACTTAATCTGCCACCATCATCTCTAAATTTTAAAATATACTCACCATCAATAGCTGGAACAAGTGTTTCACTGACAGATCCTGGTAATCTAGGAATAATGTCAACAGAATTAGTAAAAGTACCAGTGCCATTGGTTAAATTACTATGTCTGACAACTACGTTTCCACCATGTATAACATCAACATCTGTTGACTGATTAAAACGTAAACGTAATAATTGATCTGATATTGGCTCTACTAATAAACCTGTGACATCTGCTGGAACTGCTGTTTTACCTACTGTATTTACAATTAATTTAGCGGGTTGTGTTGATGGCTTACCTATAGCGTTAAAACTAAATATTCTAAATTCAAAAGTACCTATATCAGTTTCAAAAATCTCAATATCAGGTCTAGTAACAGTTTGAGTTACAAAATTACCATTATTAAATCTATATTGAACTCTATATTCATTTACACCACGAACAGGACTCCACGATACAATAAGTTTTGATACTGCACGATTATTTAAAACAACAATACGTTCTTCTGATGTTAATCCTGATGGGGCTGGTTTTATTTCAGTTAAAGTTGTAACTGTTCTTGTCGGCAAAGATGTTCCATCTTCAACAAATGCATATTTAGCATCATTATGAGATAAAGCTGTAACTGTATAATTAAGACCATCATTTTCCTGTACATTTACAATACGCCAAGTAGTTAATTGCACAGATACATTTTCTATTAACCAAATAGCATTAATATTTGGTGTTTGTGAATATGCAGAACTAACAGTTATTTCTCCATTATTTACTGAAGATATTGATTTTGTTTCTAATGTTCCATCAGGTAATATTATAGATAATGTTGCATTTCCTACAGGATTACCACTTGAATCAATAGCAAAATCAGTATTAGCTACATTATCAACCGTTACAACAGTTGTTGATGCTACAGCAGAAAGCCTTCCTCCTCTTCTTATTCCAGCCCTTACAGGATCTGCAATCTGTATAATTTGACCAGGTCTTACAAGAACACCTGCTTCTAAAGTTGTTGTAAAAGTACAAGTCTCACTAGATTGTTGCTCACTATATAAAAACCATCTACCCATTCTTGCTGCCTGACCTCTAGAAGTACAAGCAAAACTTTTAATATTTTTAACAACTGTTCCATATTTTGCAATTGCTGTAGTATCTTCTACTGTTTCATAATCTATAGTTTGCGTTTCCATATCAAAATATCCTACATTAACCACTGTATGTCTTGTTTTTAATGATGTACCTGCATATGTAAAACCACCATCAAGTACATTAGCCAAAGTAAATTGATAAACTGGATCAGCAGGTCTATCTTGAGATATTGTTATTGACCCTGCACTATAAAAAGGCATAACACGCATAACAGCACATAAGTCATTTATTAAAGTAAATGCCTCATTACCATTAGTAATATTTACATTGCAACTAAATCTAGGTTCTGTATTACCTTTACCATCATCAACTAAAGTAGAGTTATATACAGAAGCAGAATAAAAAGCAAATTGATCTATGGTAGTTTCACTTAAAGATGCACCATATCTAGTATTCGTTAGCAAATCATATAGAATCCATGCTGGATCTGAAGTCCACTCTTTTAACGTTTTAAAAGTACCATTAAATGTGCCAGAGTAAGATATAGCACCTGTTGTAGTATCTACTGTTGCATTATGAGGTATTTTAACTTTAATACCTCTTATCTTGTACATCCTTGTGGGTATTTGTGGAAATTGTTCTGCATCAAAACGTAATCCAATATGTGCTACATCAGGATAAGATCTTTGTTCATTAATAATTTCAGTAAAACTTACCCATTGAAATGCATCTACTAATGTAGAGGAAGTGCTATCTGCGGTATCACGTTCTACTCTAATTTGAACAGGAAAAACAATATTTGAAGAAAAAGTTACTATGTAATCTCTAAAATAAGGATCTTTTGACCTTCCTTTAACAGTATCAGTTATAGATGTTGATGTTGTTCCATCTCCTTGTATTACTTTTATAGAAAGATCAACTGAAGTTCCAACAATATCACCGTCATCTTGGAATTTTTGTATAGACGGAAAACCTATAGTTATTCTTATAGCATCAATAGATGTATCTGTTATTGTTTTTGTCACAGGAGTAGATGCAGTAACATTAGTTCCTACTGCTGTTTCTGTTTCTATGGCAGCAATACCATCTATATGTGTCTGATTTGTCGTACCAAATCTTGGCTCAAAAGCAATATTTTGAAAATTAAAATCAGAATCAACTGGACTTGTATTGCTAGCGTTTTGTTGTAAAACTTGTGTTCCATTCATAAACACATCCTTTAAAGATGCATTGTTATATGCAGTTGTTCCCTGTGTAAGTCCAGAAGCAGAAGGAAAACCCTCTATTTCACCTTCTGATAAAACATCAATAACAGTAGAAAATTGTTTACTGCTTAATACATCTTTTGGTAAAGAAGGCTCAATTAATCCTAAAGATTCTAATAATTCTTGATTTATAAAAGCTCCAAACATTACGCCTCTCCTTTAACTTGATGAGTATCAACGCCATTTGACACCGTTATAGATCCAATAAATATTTCTCCATATACTAAAGGTAAAGTTATACCTGCTCTGCTTACATTTTTTATACCACTGAAACTATAATTTGCATTACTATCTAAATCATTTATTTGACTTGGAATATTTGGAATATTTGGAGTGGGTGTTAATAACTGACTTGCACCATTTAACATTAATCCAACACCAACCGTTGTAGCTAAACTTGCATAGGTTAAAGAACCAACTATTACACCAGTACCAATTACACCTACTGCTGCTGCCCCAGACAATGCACCTCCAACAACAATAGCTGTAACTGGATCAGAGCCTTGTATTACAGGTGTTATAGTTACTGTCATTCCAATAGGATCATTCAGTTGTTTGTCTGTAATATCGTATTGTCCTACATTTACCTTATAATATTTATTTTTCATATAACTTTCTGCGTCTGGATGATTACATAATATAAATTTCATTACATCAGGTATATTATTTACGAGAGCCTCTTGTTCTTTCCATCCTAAAAAATCAGCAAGATCTCCATAGACTTTTATTTTACGAAGCATAACGTAACCTCCTACCAGTACATTTTAATAGATTTGCATCATATGTATCATGAGAACTAAGTCTAAAGCTTAAATGGTGCAATACTTTTTGATTTCCAACATAAACAGCAACATGATTTAAACCTGTGCTTCTTATCTTTAGTAACAAAGCATCATTAGGTTGTAAATCCTCATAATCATTTAATTCTCTAAAACCACATTCTTTCCAACAACTATCAAAAATAGGATTATCTTGAAAATCTTTTGGATATTTTGGTCTTGCATAATCCCTAAGATTTAAACCTTTTTGTATATAAAAATCTCTTACCAGTGTCCAACAATCTTGTACGCCCCAAACCCATTGACGCCCTATAAGAGGTGGCTTATATCCACTAGGCTTGAATGTATACCATGTTTCTGTTTTTAACGAAATTATATGCCAAGTAAGATTTGTTTTCTCACAACAAGCTAAATCTGCTGCGCTTGGTTGAGGTGGGCTATAAGGATGACTATGTACAACACCTATTATCTGTCCATATTTATCTTCGCTTTTAATCCAATCCATTGGATCAATCATAAATTGTGCATCTAAATGTAATGCTAAATTTTTACATGGTATATATTTTTCTTTTCCTTTTACAATAACAAGTAACCCGCAAGATTCTTTTGGATTTTCTTGTTTTGCATGTTGTAATGCTAAATCTTTCCATTTCATAATTAACCATTTACAAAAGAGCCAACACCAGGAAACAAATCTTTTGTTACTTGTCTACGAGGAAGTCTTAGATTAAGTAAATCTAGTTCTGAAACAAGCTCAAATTCAACAATATCTCTATTTTCTACTAATTTTCTATCTATAAAATATATTTCATCAGGTAGTTTACTTGTAGGATCTGGTGTGCCAAATGGATTTGTACCACCAGTGAAATTTGCAGCATCTAAATACCTTGCAAGTGTTCTTATCCTTGTAAATTTTGCACCATTAAGATCATTACCTGCTGTAGTTTGATTTACAAGTGCCATTATTGCTGTGATAGTACCTAAGGCATTACTAACAGTTAATTTTGGTCTAGGAATAGAGCCTTCACCTTTAAATTCAAAACCTTCAGCCTTAACAGGAAAACGCTGATACGAATCACCATCCCATACTATTTCTCCGTTACTATTCATATTAACACCAGAATGAAATCTATAAACTGTAGTAGCACCATGCAAAGTATTATCAAGAGTTATCGTAAATAATTCTATAAGTGAACTTGGATTAATTTTTTGCAGTTCTGATACTGGTATAGTCATTATGGTTCAAATACCTCTTCAAATGTTGCACTTATTGTAGCTTTACCTGCATAATTAACACGTTTACTCCATTTTAAACAAATATATTTTTTACTTGCAGATTCTGTAGGTGCTTGAAAATCAAAAGACGCAAGATCTGTTATTCTTTCATCTAAGAATGTTTCAATAGTATCACTATCAGATTCATCTATATCCTTAAATTCAAATTGAAATTTTTTACCATTTTGATTATCAGGCAAACCTAGAATTATACGATGTTGATAACCATCACCTAGCTTTACAACCCTAACATTAGGTTCATTAAGTTTGGTAAACCCAAAAGAAGGATTAATGGAAGGAAAAGTTGCCATAATTAAAACCCTTGATGCAAAATACCGCCAGGTCTTTTTTGTACTATAAGTTCATTTTGTATCGCACCAGCAATAAGTTTACCTAATTGATTTGCATTATCATTATTTCCTTGTACAGAAGAACCAGAAGCATCTACATTTACAACAATATTATTAGAAGAGCCAGATGCCTCAACACCTAAGTTACCAGAACGACCACGTTTTAAAGGAAGTATCGCTTCTGCACCTGCTTCTCCCATCAAGCCTACACCATTAGCAAAAGGAAAAACTGTAGGTTTGTTTACTATGCCACCTTTTGCGTAAGGAATAATTCCATTAGCTCCAAACACATTACCTGCTGCATTAAATTTAAGATCTAAATTAAATAATTTGTTTATACCTCCCAAAATTGGTGTCATTAGTTGTTGTCTGACTACTATTCTTGTTATATCTGCAATTATGGAACGTGCTAAATCTTTAAAATTTAATTTACCTGTAAGAACAAACTGTACTAATGC